TGGCTGAACAAGCCGAATACCTCCAAAAACTCGATGCCGCTGGCGTGATTGTTGAGAGCGACTACCGCTTCGATGCCAAGCCGAAAGTCAGCGCCACCGACACGCAAACCGGAGCGATCAATGCCTGACATCACGCAGCAGATTCCCCTGCTTTCGACGCGGGCCGCTGTCCAGCCGCAGACCTACGACGAAAAAGCCCGCACCGTGGATTTGGTGTGGACGACCGGCGCACAGGTCCGCCGTTTTGACTGGATGGAAGGCCCCTACCTCGAAGAACTGTCACTGGACCCGAAAGCCGTCCGCATGGACCGGCTGAACACGGGCGCACCGTTGCTGGCTAACCACGATTCACGCTCTCTGGATGCCGTCATCGGCGTGGTGGAAAAAGCATGGATTGACGGCAACCAGGGCCGCGCCACCGTCCGCTTCAGTGACCGTGAAGACGTTCAGCCAATTATCAGCGATGTCCGGGCAGGCATTCTCAGAAACATCAGCGTGGGCTATCAGGTTCACGAATACGAAGTCGAGAAACCCCAGGAGCGCGGCGGCATGCCGACCTACCGGGCTGTCGATTGGGAGCCGATGGAGTTGTCCATCGTCACCATTCCTGCGGATTCCTCCGCGCAAATCCGTGGTTCGCAAGAACTGCATCCCGTTTCAATCAAAACCCGAGGTATAGCGATGAGCGAACCCGAAAACCAAGTACCGGCTGAGGAAGCTCAGACCCCGGTTGAAACCCCTGTTGCACCCGACGTGAACGAAATCCGCGCTCAGGTCCGCACTCAGGAATTGTCCCGTATTGCCTCCATCCGTGATGCCGTTCGCAAGGCCAAGCTGGATGACACTTTTGCTGAGAAGCTGATCGACAAAGGCATCAGCATTGACGAAGCCCGCGCCTCCGTTCTGGATGCCATGGCCGCCAAGTCTGACGCCAGCGCCACGCCGAGCCAGTTCGAAATGGGTAAGACCCATGAAGAGAAAGCGCTGCGCGGTATGGAAGAAGCCCTGCTGGCTCGCGCCGGTCTGGTCAAGCACGAAGACCTCAACGGCAACGAGTTTAGAGGCATGCGCCTGTCTGACTTCGCCAGAATGTCTCTGGAAAAGTCCGGCCAGAACGTGCGTGGCATGAGCTACGACAGCATCGCCCAGACCGTTCTCCGTAATGGCCAGACCACCAGCGACTTCCCGGTGCTGCTGGAAAACGTCATGCACAAGACTCTGCTGGCCGCGTATCAGACGGCACCCGACACCTGGCGGCAGATTGCCCGCGTGGGTTCGGTGTCCGACTTCCGCGCCTGGAAGCGTCTGCGCGGTGGCTCACTGGCTAACCTGACCGCGGTCAACGAAGCGGGCGAACTGACCAACATGCCGATCAGCGATGCCACCGCTGAAAGCGTACAGGCCAGCCGCTACGGCAACATCATCAGCGTCACGCCGGAAACCATCGTCAACGATGACTTCGACTGGATTGCTAATCAGTCCACCGCGCTAGGCCGCGCCGCCGCTCGCACGATTGAGGCAGCGGTTTACGCCAAGCTGATTGCCAACCCGAACATGTCGGATGGCAACGCACTGCTGAGTTCCGCTCACGGCAACATCCAGACGGCGGGTGGCGCGATTAGCGTGGCCGCTGTGGATGCAGGCCGCGTCGCAATGGCCCAGCAGATGGACAACGATAGCAATGACTATCTGAACATCCGCCCCAGCATCCTGCTCTGCCCGATCAGCATGGGCGGCAATGCCCGCGTGGTCGCTGGCTCCCAGTATGACCCGGACTCAGCGGCTCGCCTGTTGGTGCCGAACAAGGTCAACGGCCTTATCAGCACCGTCATCGACACCCCGCGTCTCAGTACGGGCTGGTATCTGTTGGCTAACCCGACCGATGCGCCGGTCATCGAAGTGGTCTTCCTCGACGGCAACCAAAACCCGCGTATCCAGCAGGAAGAGTCCTTCCGCACCAAGGGTTTGTCCTGGTCGGTTGAGCTGCCCTTCGGTGTCGGCATTGTCGATTATCGCGGCATCTACTGGAACGATGGGGCCTGATCCCCAGCGGACTGAATCGGGGCGGTTTGCCGCCCCACCAGCTAATTCATTGAGGAACGCAAATGGCTAACAATTTCAAATCATCCGGTGATGTCATCACTTGGACCAACAGCACCGGCTCTGCCGTTGAATCAGGGCAAGTCGTGGTCATCGGCAAAACGATGGGCGTGGCGGCGGTGGATATTGCCAACGGTGCCAGCGGCTCGGTGTATCTCGAAGGCGTCTTCACCGTGACGAAAGTCTCCGGCGCGGTGATTGCCCAGGGTGAAAACATCATCTGGGACGCTTCCGCAGGGAAGTTTGACGACAATCTGGCGACCCCGGCAGCGGGCGATGTCAGTAACTGCGTTATCGCATGCGAAGCCGCAGGCAATGGCGTGACCACTATCCGCGCGGACTTTGACCGTCGCATCGGTACGGTTGCGACCGGCAGCTAATCGTGACCAGCGCCTTTGACCAACTCGCCAGCCTAGCCCACGGTTCTCTGGAGCGTGTGTTTGGCAGCGCCGTCAGCATTGACGACGTGGTAGGCACAGCAATTGTCACCCCGCAGGATGACATGATGCTGGGCAATACGGTGCAGATGGTCAACGGCGCACATCTGATGTTTCGTGCAGCGGATTTCCCTGACATCGAAGTGCGGTCCGCCGTGACCGTGGGCGAGATCGAGTACACCGTCATCGAGATTGATGACGTGGACTCGGCTGGCATTCGCAAAGCCAGGATGGCCCCGGCATGAACATCGACGGCATCGTGACGCAGTTGGAAACCGTCGAAGGACTCAACGGCAAGGTCGTGGTCGGCTTACCGCCAGAAACGGCCAGCCTAGCCAACGGCCCCACCGTCTGGATTACCGACCTAGCCGAAACCGCAGGCGCCAATCAGCGCATCAACGCCCCCGCGCTCCAGCGCATCGAGGTTCGCCTCGGACTGGTGATGGGGACCGCGACGCTGGATGACCTGCTACCCCTGCGCGATGCAGTCCGTGACGCGATCATCGACTACCAACCCGAAAGCAATGGTGACCCGATCACCTACCGGGCAGGCCGCATGGAATTTCTCGATGCGGGCTACACGGTATGGCGCGATGAGTATGCCTACAGCTTCTACTTTGACCACCTGGAGGCCCCCTGATGGCGACATGGACCAAAGACCCGGCAACGGGTGAACGCACCTTGCTGACACCGGCCACGGCCCCCAAGGCCCGTTGCTGTGTCGAAGTGGCCGAGGTGAAAGCCAAGACCACGAAGAAAACCTTCATACCCGAACCGCTACCGACAGAGCCGACGGATGAAACCTCACACGAAAGTATTGATTAAGACGCTCATCCGCGTGGCCAAGGGGGCTATCAGCGCCCTTGAGGACTGGATGAAAGAGGCCGAAAAAGCCTGAACTGATTTTTTAACACCACGACGGGCACCCGTCCTGACGACCCTTCGCAGAAGGCACTCAGGGCATAGCGACCCCGGCTTAAAACCCGGAGTCCGCTATGGCCCTGTTTATGAACAAAACCCTGGTGGCGCTGAAGAAGGAAACGACCTTCGGCACCGCTGCAACGCTGGCAGGCACCGACTGCTTCCTGGTCAGCAATGTCTCACTCACCCCGCTGGCTGGCAATACCGCCACCCGCGATTTCGTCCGGCCTTACTTTGGCCAGTCGTCCAGCATCCAACTGGATCAGCACGTCGAACTGAGCTTTGATGTCGAACTGGCGTCCTCGGGCACGGCGGGCACCCGGCCGGCCTATGGCGATGCGCTGATGGCGTGTGGCTTCGACGAAACCATCACCTCGGCCACGGACACCGAATATACCCCGGTATCCGCCGACTTTGATTCCGTCACGATTGAAGTCTTCATGGACGGCATCAAGCACCAGATCACGGGTGCGCGGGGCAGCTTCAGCCTGTCGATTGCACGCGGCGCGATCCCGAGTCTGTCGTTCAATTTCATGGGCAACTATGTGGCCCCGGCAGACGCTTCACCGCTGACGCCGAACTTCAGCGACTTCAAGATTCCGAAGGGTGCCAACAGCGCCAATACCCAGACCATCACCCTCTTTGGTGAAGACCTGTGTACCGAATCGTTCGCGCTGGAATTGGCCAATAACCTCGTCTACCGCGATCTCCCCGGCTGCGATCCGGCGGCCCTCATCACGGATCGTGCCCCGACCGGCACGCTGGTGTTTGAGATGACCACCGTCACCAGCTACGCCTGGGTGGAAGCCGCCAGAACCAAAACCTCCGGCGCATTCCAGATCATCCACGGCACGGGCGCAGGGGCCATCGTCCAGATCGACGCGCCCGCCGTCACCATCAACCCGCCGAGCTATTCCGACAGCGATGGCGTGCTGATGCTCTCCGCGCCGATGGTGTTCGAGCCGACCAGCGCCGGCAATGACGAACTGGTCCTGACCTTCAAGTAAACGCCCGGACAGGCAGTCGCATCACGACCCTGAGTCCAGGGCTGTCTACAGCGCCCCCCGCCGCTGGTGATGAAGCGGGGGACTCATTCCCTAAACAGACAGATAGGTAAACCCAATGGCATTTGTCCTCAAACCCAAAAGCGAAGGCTTTTATTACGGGGTGATTCTCCCCGTCGTGAACGAGTCCGGTGCATCCCAGGCCATCAAGTTTGAAATGAAGTTCAAGCGGGTCAGCCGTTCAAAACTGAACGACTTGCAAAAGGCCCAGGAGCAGATGACGGAATCGGAAGTGGTGGTCGATAGCCTGGAACGGGACACCGACTATGTGATGGACATTGCTGAAGGCTGGCGGTACGTCTCTGAAACGGACGGTGCGGAGGATTTGCCGTTCAACCGCGCTAACGTCTGGCTGATGCTGAACAACTACCCCAACGCGGCCAGCGTGATTGTCGCCGCGTTTTTTGAAGCGACTCTCGGGGGCGGTAAGCGAAAAAACTAGAGGACGCGGCCATCCATTGGGCCGCGCCTTCCAGACCGCACGCCGGCAACGACGATCTGGCCGAGGCCATGCGGGCCTTCGGCGCACCCGAGGAGGTCATCCATGACACGCTGGAAAGCCAGGTGGAAGACGACGGCCAATGTGAGGTCTGGGAGGAAAACTGGGACACGCTGATGGTGTTCCTGGCACTTCAGACGCAATGGCGGCGGGAAATTCCCGCGATGTCCGGGCAGATGATCTGGCACGGCCTCCGGTACACCGAGGCCGAAGTGGTCATCAGGATGATGGGCCACCAGAAGCAGCAGAAGGATATTTTTGACGGGTTGCGCGTGATGGAATCCACCGCCCTGCCGATTCTCAACAAGCCGAGTAAGTGACACATGGCAGACTCTATCCAGTTAGGCATTCGGATCACGGCGGACGGCAAAGGGGCCGAAGGCACGATCAACAGCCTCAACCGGACCATCGAGAAAGTCGGGGACTCATCCCGCAAAGCCAGTGCCAGTCTCGGCGGCATTGAAAAAGCCACCCAGGGACTCAGCAGCGCGGCGTCTACCGCAGGCCGTGCTCTGGCAGGGTTGGGGGTGGCCTTTTCGGCCCGTCAATTGATTCAGACCGCCGATGCCTATTCCGGCATCGTCGCCAAGCTCAAACTCGTCTCGGGGTCCACCCAAGAGTTTGCCGCTGCGCAGTCACAACTGT